GAAGTTAATGAAGTGTATCCTGAATTAATTAATTACAATAAAGAAGGGAAGCCAGAATCAGTGAAATATAATGGTTTATCAGTTATGTTGCTAGAGGAAGTTACAAAATTGCGACAAGAAGTTAACGAATTAAAGGAGAAAAATTAATTGGTCAATTTCAATCCTAATGTGGAAGCTGACGCTGAGATTGTTACGGTTGAAAACTTTAATCCTAACCAAGTAGAAGAAGCTCCTGCCCCAGAAGATTTCGACGCTACTATAGAATAAAAGTTATATGCCTTCTAAACGGGAACAAATAGTTCGCTTACGTACAGAAAATCCAATTATACGTTTAACAAAGATGGCTGAACAGATCGGCGTGGATAAAGCATATGTCCATAGAGTTCTAAAAAAGGCTGATCTTCCTACTAGAAGTATACTTATTGCTAAAAAGAACATCCCAAAAAGAATTGAATGCAAAGCGTGTGGGGAAGATGTTATATTTTCAGCAACTCGTGCGGAACGTATTCACCATATACATGAAAGTTGTCGGTATAATTATCATAGAATTTTAGTACATTGTAAATTCTGTCGAACCCCATTTAGGCGTAGACGACATCAGTTGCTATCTTCTAAAAGTAAGTATATTTATTGCAGTAAAGCTTGCCTCTATAAAGCCCGAAAAGAAGAGAAGAGCTATGAATTGAATTGATTTCCCAGCTTAAGTGTGCTATACTATAAGTATATCAATTAGAGGGTAAGGGGGTAACTTATGGATGCTGATCGACGATAATTTAATAAAGCAATGGGAACCCAAAATAAATCGAATGTTACAAACCACTTCGATTAGGGGTATGGATAGAGAAGATATCGCACAAGAATTACGAATTTCTATCCTTAAGGCAGCTAAAGGGTTTGACCCTGAACGTAAAGTATCTTTTCATACTTATTTACATACCACGATGATTAATACTATCCGAACCCTTATTACAAAGGCACAACGTCGCCCTGCATTACGTAGTTTAGATATGTTTCTTTCTTTTGAAGACTATGCATCCGATCATTGGGTAGGTAGTCCAGCAGCCCAGAAAGCTTTATCAGTTACAGTTGACATGGATTCTAAACTTACGTTAAACTCTATATTAGAACGATTAAAACTTTCCGAAATTGAAGGTTCTTTTTTAGAATTACGCATGGAAAATTTGACAATGGATGAAATTTCTAATACCCTACAAGAGTCTGCTTATAAAATTCGTAATCGAATAAAGCAGAAATTGGGCGGCAGGACAGAACAAGGGCTTTTGCTATGGTTAAACGGAACGGAAAACCTTTAAGTGATTTCAATTCGCAGGATGTGCGAAAAGAATTTACTTGGCTATATTCACGTAAACGCCATAAGGACTATATAGATAAAGGCTTTATAGGGTATGATTTAAAAATTATTAAACAAGCTATTGAAAAATATGGTTTGTTTAAGGTTTTATCAGGTTTCTATAACGGTATTAATACTAACTCAGATTATGTATCCATTAAATATATTCTTAAGGGTTTTGAGTTTAAGTATTACTTGACTGATCATAACCCGGAATTGTATTATAAAGTCATGGCGTATGGAAATAATAAGGTAAAAGCGTACTGGCGCAAATATATACTCTTAGACACTAAATGGTTTCCAACTGCTTCCTCCGAGCAGCGTAAGAAGAAAATTGAAACAAAGTTATTGGAGTGGTCAAATGCCAAAGAGAACTAATAGAAAAGGGGGATTTTCTAAATTTACCCCACCTAAAAGAAAACAGTTGCTTGTTAGCGATCTAAGCGGACGTACCGCTCCTGATGGACAATATCGAGTGATATCTATTGCAAGGGTTGGATTTAGTTATAATCAAGAGGTATGGATAGAAGGAACTTTCTCCTCTTTTCCAGAAGCTAAGAAAATTGCTGATGACAAAGCGGTAGATGGTGTGGTATGCTATATTCATGGTCATGGCCCACGAGTGATATATATAGCGAGGTAGTAATGCAGAGTTTTGAATATATTGAATCCGGTGTTTTATTTAATCTGGTAGACCCCATAAACTTTAAAAACTTTAGATACACTGGTAAAGATTTCGCAAAGCATGGAGAAGTACATACATTTATTATTAATTATGTAGATCAATATAAAGAGACCCCCTCTATATCTACTTTGTCAGAAAATTACCCAACGTTAGATACGTCAGCACAAACATTAAATTATGACTATGCTGTAGATCAATTTAAAGATCAAGTAGTTTATAGAAAAATTGTCAATTCAATTCAGTCACAAAAAGAATTATTGAAAGATAATCCCTCAAAAGCCCTTTCGTCGATTATTTCTACGTTAGGAGATGTCGAAATAGAAACTGACGAGGATGTGTCCATATATAATGATGGAACTCCTGCTAGATTAGAAGAGTGGAAAGAACGAACCAAGCGTCGGCAAATGGGGGATGGTTTAATGGGTATACCGACTCCATTTACTTCGTTTAATAATACAGGTGTGGGGTGGATGCCGGGGGAATTAATTGCTATGTTTGCCCGCCCAACCGTCGGTAAGACTTGGATGTGTGTGGAAGCTGCGGCTACCGCTGTTATGAATGGGTATAAGACGTTATTAATTTCTACTGAAATGACAATATCGGCTATAAGCTTACGAGCAGATGTAGTACTAGCCAAGAAAATGGGCTATAACTTTTCACATAGAGCATTACGTAATGGAGACCCTATTGACGAGGAACAGTATATGAAGTTCCTAAAAGAATTAAATGGGCGTTCATTGTTAGTATGTGACCATATAGAAGGAGAGGCTACTATTTCTATAGAGAGTATTGCTAGGTTAGTCCGAAAGCATTCACCTGACTTTGTAGTGTTAGATGGTATCTATTTAATTTCTTCAGGAGATAGCAAAAAAGCTATGTGGGAGCAATCACACGCCCTTTTCTATGGGATGAAAAATCTTTGTATCTCTACAAATACAGCTATATGGGTTTCAACACAAGCCACTAGAGAGGCGGCAAATATGTTTGAGCCTCCTAGGGCAGATCAAGTAGCGTTTGGTGATGCTCTTATACGAGCGGCTGATGTTGCTATGGCTATGTGTCTTATTGAAGATCATGATGATAAACGTTTAATGCAGATACAGAAGTATCGAGATGGTGTGTTACCGTCCGAAGAATATTACTTGCATTGGGACGTAGATTGTGGTATTATGTATGAAGATAATGAGTTTGAACTTGTTGGTGAAGATGATGACTTTTAATAAGGAGTAATGATAATGGGATTGTTTGATATATTTAAAAATTCAGATAGCATTGTTGTAAAACAGGGTACGTCTAAAGGGCCGGGAAAACCAAAAGTAGCCATTACTATTGGGGATATAAAGCGTGGGCGGGTAGTAGATACTAATGGTTACAGTAGTGATATTGTATTGTTTCTACGTGCCTCGAAGGTAAAGCGAGAAAGTTTGTCGTAGTGGTTAATTGGGCTAGTTTATTATTGGATGCGGGGATAGATGTTCCGTTAGAGCGTGACCAATTTAATATTTCTTGCCCCTTTCATATAGATGAATTACCCTCCTGTTCAATTAATGTAACGATAGGTAAATGGATATGTTTTGCAGGATGTGGGCAGGGTTCTTTAGTAACGCTTCTTTCAAAATTTACAGGTCAAGGTATAGAAAATATACAACGGGACATTGCAAATAATGCAGTTGAATTTGATTTTGATTTCTTTGAGAACGAATTTCCAAGTGAGGACGAACTTGCTGAAGTTGAATACCCCGGTAAGCGTCAGATAGTTCCTGAGTGGATTTTTGATAGGGGGTTTTCTCGTAAAACTCTAAAAGATTGGGATTGCGGCATGAATGACTACGGGGATTTAATTATCCCCGTTTATGATGCCAAACAACGCTTGGTGGGATGGATGGAACGTAGGATTGATGCGACTCCCAAGTATATGTATTCTAAGGGTTTGAGAAAGTCTCAACTTTTATTTGGGGAACATAAGATACAATCGACGCAGACTATCTGTATTACAGAGGGGGCCTTAGATACTATGTGGTTAAACCAGAACGGATACACAAGTGTTGCCTTATTAGGGGCTTCTTTTTCTTACGCACAACAAGATAGGTTAAAAGCATTACGCCCCGAAGAAATTGTGTTATGCTTAGATAATGATGATGCCGGTCAAACAGCAATTAATAAAATTAATAGTTGCATGAGAGATAGTTGTGTGGTATCATGGATAGAGTTACCCGAACGGGTAAAAGACGTACAAGAGATACGTCAACAAACATTACTTAAACAAGTAATTGATAATAGAGCCTTTTGGTAAAGGCTAAAGGAGTGTAAATATGGGTGGTATATCCGCTATACAAAACAGGGTTGACGAACGAGCGAACCCTCAATCACAAACCGCTGGTCAGGAAGTCTTTTTCAAAGATGGTGATCAAGCTTTCCTTACCCCGGTAGCGACTGGTGAGGAAAATGATCTTCTTTTAGATGAGGTACATCTCTACACGTACCGATCTGGGAACCGTTGGATTAATCTCCTAAAAGATGACGACGTAGATGCATCAGATGTTCCCGATAATATAAGGCCATCTCATAAGTTTGCATTTTGGGCATATGTCCACGATGTTATGCACACTGAGAAGCGGTTCGATGATTGGGAAGAAGTTGAAGGCCCTCAAGGTAAGAAAATGTTCGTTCAACATGTTAATGATTTTAGAGTAATTCCGTTAGGTTTTGGTCGAAGTAATTACATTTGGAACCAACTTGTAGATGTCTATAATGATTGGGGAGCATTGAACAAGGGTGTTGTTAGGGTGAAGCGTACTGGCACAGGAATGTACGATACATCATACACCGTGACAGCCACAGCTAGAAATACTGATGTACCTGCTGAGAAAATATCCGAAATCGCTAAACTTGCAGGGATTAAAGACTACTATAAAGATCGTTACGGTCAGGTAAGTCAAACAACTCCCTCTAGTGAAGGTGTGTCGTTGGAGACAGAAGAAGTAACATTGCTGGATGATGACCTCTTCAACTAATGCTCGTTACTCCAGACACATATGAGTCAGTTCTTGCAGACCTTGAACAGTATACAACTTGGGTTGTAGACGTAGAAACCAATGGTCTAGAGTGGCACGGTAAAAATCAGATTTGTGGGGTTGGGGTAGCTGTCGAAACTGGAGATACATACTATTTCCCGTTTAGGCACTACCCCTCTCTCGAAGCTGTGAATTTACACCCCCCACAATTGTTCCAACTAATGGAAGTTATGAATGAACGTTCTACACTTATAGGCTACAATATAAAATTTGATTTACATTTCTTAGAGAATGAGGGTCTTGTTGTATCGGACAAAGAACTTCTTGATGTAATTGTATTAGTACGACTTACAGAACCTGCGGATGTTAGAGAATTTTCGCTTACCGCTACAATTAAACGAAGTTACGGCGAAGAAGCGGCAGAATACGATATAACCACGAAGAAAATACTCCGCAAGAATAAATGGAATAAGGATTTCTCTCAGGCACCCCCAACGATTCTTGGGCCGTATTGTGAGAAAGATGTAGAATATACGTGGAAATTGTATAAAGATCGCATTAAAGAATTAGAGCGCACAAACCAAACTGAAATTTTTAAACTTGAGAAAGAACTTACTCATGTATTATATGCAATGGAGAAACGTGGGATAACTGTTGATAGCGATTATGCGATGCAATCGGCAGAGAAAATTTTACAGCGTCAAGAACAGATTAAAAAGCGTATCTTTGAAACTGTGGGGTACGAGTTTTTAATTACTAGCCCAGCACAAGTAGGGGAAGCTTTAAAGGGGTTAGGCATCGAGCCTATTGTTAAAACCGCTAAAGGGAATGTTTCGTGGGGGGAAGAAGCGTTAGCCCAAGTTAATCACCCAGTGGCGGGGTACATGCGGCAATATAGAACCTTAGATAAATTACGGTCTACTTACCTTGAACCCTATTTTGATATTAATACTGTACACACATCCTTCTGTAATTGGGGTACCTTAACGGGCAGACTTTCATCTAGAGACCCTAATCTTCAAAATTTACCACGCACCCATTTTCGGCTCTCTGACAACCCCTTAACGAGTGAGGAAAGAGAGACAGTACGTGGGCGTATTTCTGCGGCTGTCTCTGCGAAGGGTGGAACGTATAATAAAGATTTATCCGATGAGGTAGTTGATACATGGGGGTTCATTGGGGATGAGTCATACGATAGTAAAGATGAAGAACAAATTTCCATCCGAAGATTGTTTATTCCCCGCCCTAATTATTCCTTGGTGGCATTTGATTATTCTCAAATGGAGGTTAGGGTATTTTTAGATTATTTCCGTAATCCAGAGATTGAAGCTTTATTGAAAAAGGAAGATGTGGATTTCCACGGGGAAGCAGCAACGCTAGCGTTTGGAGTTAAAGAGGATGATGCCGAATATAAATATTACAGGCAGATGGCAAAAGCTATTACCTTTGGCACTATTTATGGAATCGGCTCCCGCAAACTAGGGGTACAGTTAGGTGTTCCCATGCAACAAGCTGCTGATTATAAGAAAAAGTATTTTAAGGGACTAAAAGGATCACGAGAATTCTTTGAGAAGGTTGTACGAGTTGTTAGTAGCAGGGGATGGATAAAGAATAGATATGGACGACTTTACATTGTACCTAAAGATTTAGCTTATAAAGGAGTGAATTATTTAGTGCAAGGTACGAGTGCCGATATTTTAAGTGAGCGTATGATAGAGGTTGATAAATATTTACAAGATAGAAAAAGTAATATTTTAGTGCAGGTTCATGATGAAATTATTTGTGAAGTTCATAATGATGAGTTAGAAGAAGTGGCACCACACGTTCAAAGGTTGTTACAGGAAAACTCATTAGGTATACCGCTTGAAGTGGATGTCGAAGTTTGCGCTCCCTCATGGGCTACTAAGTCGGATTTTAAATTGACAGAAACTCCTAAACCTGTTACAATTAGTGATTACATAGATTGGGGTAACTAATGCAAGTACTTAATACTGAAGATAAGAAAAGCTGGATTGATTGGGGAGTAAAAAAAGAATATGATTTTTTGCGTGTCTGTCAGAAGTATGACATTTTATCAGGTATTGAAAAATCTTCTGGGCCTGTATATTTTCCTGAATTTGTTTATCAAGATAGATATTTAGATTTAAAGACTGTTCATACTCCGTTCTTTTTAGCGCAGAGAAAATTTAATATTGACCCAAATTTTGCAGTAACACTTAATAAGCAAGATGTTACAGACTGCAATATAAAGTACCCTAAATGTCAAATTGTTTTTTGGGTGAATTGGAAAGCAACTACAAATTTTGGGGTATCTGTAGAGAAACAACGGGGTATATGGTTTCTTTCGTATGAACAGATGATAGACTTAGTTGAAGATGCTCCGTTACATGCGTATCAAAATAGAATTGATGATACTAAAGGAAATGCGAAAGATAGTTATATTTTAGATTTAAGAAAAATGGACAAAAAGATTTAAAGGAGAAGAGTATGGCTAAAGTTGGATTGAAATTAGGGTTTACTTTTAGAGTAGGCCCATTAGACACTAATCAGTACGCACGTATTGATTGTGAGATACATGACATTGATACTGATATGGATATCCCCACACAGCTTGAAGGATCGGAACTCGCATTAGGTCAAATGTGGGCGCATGTTCGGGATGAAGTGGATAAGAATATTGATGAAGTCCTAAACGAAGGTTCCTCTAAATGAGCTTTAATACAGAATTAACCAGAGCTAAAGTTCTTGAGGAGGTTTTAGCTGAACGAGAAAGTCAAGATTTAAAATGGGGAGACCAAACCTTTAATTCTGATGACCATTGGACAGTTATTCTAACAGAAGAACTTGGTGAAGTAGCACGAGAAGTCTACGAGAAAAACGAATCTGATATGTATTACGAAATTATCCAATGTGCTGCGGTTTGTTTTGCTTGGGCAGAAGCTTTCAATAACCGTGCTAAACAATTACCGAGGGGAGTTTAAATGGAAACGGATTCTGAGAAGGTTATTGAAGATTTACTTAAAAATAAGAAACTAAATCTGTTTCGTGGAGATGACAGTGCTTTTGAATACTCCAGAGTTCCCTTCAACATTCCAGCCCTTGATAGACTAACAGGTGGAGGCATAGCTAAGAAGCGTCTAACTCTAATCTATGGGCCTACTAACGTGGGGAAGTCTTACTTAGCGTCACAAATCTGTGCTAATGTTTTAAAATCAGGCGGACAGGCAGCTTGGATTGATACAGAACTATCATGGGATTCTGAATGGATGGCACGATGCGGTGTGGATACGTCAAAAATCCTTGTTGGACAGCCCGAAAGCGGGGAAGAAGCAATGGATACGATACGCACCTTGTTAGATGCGTCATTTGATTTAGTAGTATTAGATAGTATTGCTGGTCTCGTACCCCATAAAAACTTAGAAGAAGATTTTTCATTCAATCCAATGGCATGGCAAGCACGTTTTGTGAATTCATCATTACCTAAAATTTTACCAAGTTTGTCTAATGGGGGTGCCTTAGTAGCCGTCAATCAAGTCCGTAGTAGTATTGGCCCTGTGGCATTAGATAATATGCCCGGTGGGTTAGCACAATCGTTCTTTGCTCACGCCTTGTTACAGGTACGACGTAAGGGATGGATAGAGGATAAGGGCGAGAAGGTTGGGTTTGATATGGAAGTTCGTTTACGGAAGACTAAAATTGGGGGGGAGAATTGGAGTTCCGCCTCAGTTCCATTTAGAGTTGATGGGGGTATAGATATTCTGGAAAGTTATATTAGAGAAGCGTTAGGGAAAAAATTAATTACCCAAGCAGGGCCATGGTATACTTACAAAGAACAAAAGCATATGGGGCTGAATGGGATTAAAAAAGTATTTTTAGAGGATGAAGTACTTTTTGGGGAACTAAAAGAAAGTGTTACCTAGAGATCATACAGCCCAAGAAAACATCATTGAGGGGTATCTTTCAGAATGGGGGCTGAGGTATGAAATGCAAGCATCATTCCCCCCATATACGGTTGATTTTCTCATCCCTGAGTTGAATATGGTTATTGAAGCCGATGGGGTATACGGGCATCTACAAACTAAAGATCGTATTAGAGACCGTAAACTAATAGAGACAGGTGAGATACTAATTGTTCTACATTGTAAAGAAACAACTAAAGGAAAGATAAAGGAATTTCTATGGCGGGAATTAAACAAATTGGAAAAACCACAGGGATAAAAAAGATACCCATTAAACGTAAGTCTAGCCCTAGAGTTAGTAATCAAGATAAAGATTTTCTCAAGGTATTAGATGAACATTTAAAGGGTAAGATGTCTCCTCATCGTGGGCAGGTGTTTTACCCGTCTGCGCTAGGTAGTACTTGCGATAAGTATCTTTACGCATCTTTTAATGGGTTACTTCCGTGGGAAGATTTAGACCCCAGAGTAAAACGTATTTTTGATACTGGGTCATCATTAGAAGAACGTATGAATAAATACTTTACTAAGATGAATATTCTTATTGCTCGTGAGCAACCGCTAAAGTTAGCTTCCCCCCCTATTAGTGGTCGGCTGGATTTTATTATTGCACACCCAACTAAAGGGGAAGCGGTGCTAGAATTAAAGTCAATTAATGATAGAGGGTTCAATGAACTAAAGGGTTCCCCTAAACACGATCATTTCATACAGCTACAAATTTATCTAAACTTACTAAATAAAGATTATGGAATTGTATTGTATGAGAATAAAAATGATCAGAAATTAAAGGCTTTTAAAGTTGAGAGAGATATAAAAGTTTGGGAAACGTTGTTAGAACGATGCATTAACATTATGAATATGACAAAGTTACCAGACACCTGTACCGGCGATGTTTGGTGTAAGTGTAAAGGAGTGAAAAATGGTTGAGTACAAAGAGGGGGATAAGTCAGAAAACTGGACTCCAATGAAAGCGTTAGGCAATGTCCGACGTAGGCTGAAAGCCGACTTACAGGTTTCCTCTTTTGATGTTGATATTTCCAATCTTCCAAAGTTACCTTTAGGTGATTATGCATCGACTTCAAACGAGGGTCTTGAAAGTTATTTAGCTATGTTTGGGGGCTATACAAGTTACCTTGAAGCTGAAGTTGCAAAACTTGACAGTACCCTGTCCGCACTCCAAGCGGCTTTTGATGATGGTTTAGCAAAAGCTATGAATAAGATAGCCACTGATAGAGAAGAGAATGGGAAGAAGAAACCAACCAGAGAAGAACTACGAGGTGAATCCTTAAATTCATATCCACAATTATGGGAGTTACGTAAAGAAGTTATTGAAACAGAGGCGGCGGTGAAACAACTAACTGGAACGCTGAAAGCTTACGATAAAGCATATGCGTCTGTTTCACGAGTTGTAGGATTACGAACTATGGGAGATCGCCAACGATGAATTATTTAGGATTAGATTGTTCTTCTAAAGCGGTACATGGAGTTATCGTTAATGATCTAGAAGAAATAGTTTCTAAGTTAAAATTTCATTCAACTCCTAAAGATGATTTTGATAATAGACTTTTTCAAATATTTGATAATTTTAGGGTGTACCTTAACGAAGAATTAGAGTATAATGGAATACAGTGTTCTGCAATTGAAGCCGCTATCTATATCCAAAATGCTCGCACTACTATGGAAATTTCTGGCGTGGTAAGTGTTGCGAAATATTTGTTACATACGAAGGGAATCCTTTGTTATCCTGTGGATAATAGAAGTTGGAAAAAACAAATTCTAGGCAAGGGTAATGCAGGTAAACCAGACATTAAAAAATTTGCTGTAGATAAGTGGGGAGATATATTCCCAGAACAAGATTATGCCGACGCAGCTTGTATAGCTTTGTGGGCGAAAAGACAAGGAGAGACTGTTGCCTAAAGTAGAAAAACCTATGACATTTTATATGAGTAAGGGTAAAGAGCCTAAAAAAGTAATTTACGAAGACAAGTTACCTTCCGATACAACATTCGAGGAGTTTAAAAAACAACGGGGCGTAGTCGTGTGGTGTAAGTATTTGGACTGCGTAAACAATAAACAGTTTGAAGACACCCAACGAACAACGGGTACGCTTAGAAAAAACAGTAACTATAAGCCAATCAGTGAACGAGAAAATGTTTGGCAGGGAGTTTGCACAAGAGATGAAATTGGGGTAGAGTATCGAGAATTCTTTTCTAACGGAGCCAAATTTAAAGTACCAGCTTGCTTCAATGCAGCCACTAATAAGACAGGATATATGGACTTTAGCAAGTTACTGCAATCAGACGGTACGCCCCATGGAGGTAACATTGATTCCCAAAGTTCGGAACATGGCACTGAAGCCTTCGGGATGCATTAATGCCTAAAAAAATATCATCCGAAGTTAGATTAGAGGCTATGGGTTTATATGTCTCTGGAGGGCATACAGCGAAAGACATAACAGAAAAACTTTCCGAAAAATTTGACGTAGATGTTACAATATCCACGATCTATTCTTGGTCGAGAAAATTTAATTGGGATGAGAAACGTTTAGAGGTACACAGTAAAGCTTCTACCGCTATTATGGAAACGGAAAGCCAAAGATTCGCGCGGCTACATACCGAACATCTTGACGTATACGAGAAGATTCGCCATAAAGCTGAAGATGATTTAGACGGATTAGAGTTCCACGATGCTGGTACAGCCTCCCGTACTATTGATATGGGTATTCAGGGTGAACGGGAGACTATGAAGGGTTTAATTAACATCCAATTTGTGCAAGATATTTTAAATGTTTTAGTAGAAGAAATTGAAGACCCCGTAATTATTGGTAGAATCTCAGGAAGATTTCAAGGTATTCTCCAACAGTCAGGTTCAGATAAATAATGACCACCCCTAGAGATGAAGTCGTTACTGTAGCCGATGCGTTAGATAGATTATCTAAAGGTTTAACGTCAACTCAACGAACAAAGATAGGTAGTTTTCACGAGTTCATTACCAAAATTTGGTCTAAAAGTTTTGATAGACCAGAGTTATTTGATTCATGGCACGTTGGAGTCATTGCCGACGATGCGGAGAGGGCAGTAGAGGAACGCATGAATTACGTTGCGATACTTCCACGCTTTCATTTTAAAAGCACCCTATTAGGACACGCCTTTAGTTTATGGCGTTTACTGAAAGCGAAGCGAGATACATCTATTTTATATCTATCGTATAGTGATACTATGGCTCGGTACCATATATCAGAAATAAACAAAGCTGTACAACGCAATCCAATTTTAATGGATATGTTAACAGCTAGGAACACTCGCGCGGAATTCCAGTTCCGATATACGTTAAATAATAAACCTGTTGAAATTTTACATGGTGGGTTATTTTCTTTCAAAAGAGGTATGCATGTTAATGGAGCATTAATTGCTGATGATATTTTGCGAGACCCAGAGAACCCATTACAACTAGGAGAAATGAATAAAATCGAAGATCACTTTATGACCGAAACTATGTTTATCCCAAATCAAGAAGCCCCTGTAATTGTATTAGGGACTCCCATGTTACCCGACGATTTATTATCTAAGTTGCAAAGAGATGATAGGTTTATGTCCCGTGTGCTTCCCGCCTTTGATCCTACTCCAACTCGTCGTGTACTTATGCCAGATTTATATTCTGAGGAATGGTTGTTAGCACAGCAAAAAGCTCGCCCAAAATCTTTTGCCTCGGAATTTTTATTGCAACCAGCATTTCAAACGGAGTCTTATTTTAATCGAGAAGATATTATAAAGTGTGAAGATGAAAATTTACGAGATTTTAGCGCATATACAAAATATGAGAGACAACCCAATGAGCAATTGTTTGCGGGGTTTGATGTTGGGAAAAAGCGCCACCCTTCCCACCTTGTAATTTTTAGTCGGATAGGTGACGAATTGAGACAATTAAATCAAACGTGGTTAGACGGTTGGAATTACTCTGATCAAATACAGTTTTTGAACGAAGTTTCACAAAACTTTCAGCTAGAAAAAGGGTATATTGATAATACAAGAGGAGAATTAGAAGATCGTGGTTTAGCCCAAGTATGGCATCCTATGTCGTTTACTCTTAAAAGTAAACACACAATGTCGCAGATCATGGAACAATATGTTCATGGCGATAAACTGAGACTGTTAAAAGATGAACGACAAACTCAACAGATTATTTCTGTAAATAATGATTTGAAAGCGCCCGTGACACCGATGGGTCATGGGGATGCTTTCTTTTCTATTGCCATGGCTGTACAAGCTGCTTGGGAAACTACAATTTTTAAGTATGAAACTTTAGGAAGCACTTCCGATTGGATTGAGGCGGTAGCACCCGGAGAGACCCCTGAAGGTAGGGCAGGAAAAGACGGTATAGACAAAGGGGTTGCGGAACGGTTAGATAAAATGCTAAACTATAAAAGCGTTAACCCGGTAGAAGAATCAGAAGAGCATCTTAACCCCGGTTGTTCCGAGGGGGTATGCCAGCCAAGTTTTTGGGTAATGGAACGTAAATTATGTTTATACTGTGGATACAGAGGGTAGGAGAAATAAATGGCAACAACTATGACACTAACGGATACTATCGGAACCATACCCATTACCCTGAGTTCACAAGCTGAGATAGTCGCCAAGAAAAGATATTTTTTAAAGGACGATTCTAATGAAATAGTAGAAGATGCCCCTGCGATGTTTCGCCGTGTTGCGGATGCGATTGCTGCCGTTGAAAAGCAATACGGTAAATTAGATATTGATGTTCAACTCACCTCTAATGAGTTTTATACCATTATGTCTAATTTAGATTTTATCCCTAATTCCCCAACATTAATGAATGCTGGAACTAAACAAGGTACCCTGTCTGCGTGTTTTGTTCTACCTCTCGAAGATAGTATGGAAGGGATAATGAAAGCTGCACATGATACAGCAATGGTTCAGAAATTTGGGGGTGGTACAGGATTTGCTTTATCTAACCTACGTCCCAAAGGAGACCAGATTAAAACCACACACGGTATTTCGTGTGGGCCTATAGAAGTTCTTAAAACATTATCACGAGTATCGTCTATGATTACTCAGGGGGGAAAACGTGATGGTGCGAACATGGCGGTTATGGACATCCATCATCCTGATATTTTAGAATTTATTACTTGTAAATCCGTTGAAGGGGATATTCATAACTTTAATATTTCTGTTGGGGTTACAAATGATTTCATGAAAGCGGTTAGGGCGGGGATGAATTACCCTCTAATCAATCCTCGAAATAATGAAGTTGTAGGAGAATTAGATGCTCGTGACGTTTTCAGTAAAATTGTCTACGGGGCATGGAGGAATGGTGAACCGGGTATGGTTTTTCTCGACACCATTAATCGTGATAACCATGTTACGGAAGAATACGGTCGTATGATTGCTACCAATCCATGTGGCGTGCAACCCCTATTAGGAAATGAATCTTGTAATTTAGGTTCAATTAATGTAGCTAATTTCTTTAAGTCTACAGCTTTTACTAAATCATCAGAGACATCAGTAAACTGGAAAGACAATATTGATTGGACAGAATTAGGTAGAGTAGTTAAAATTGCTACACGCTTTTTAGATAATGTTATTGATGCAAACTATTACGCAACGCCTGAAATAGAAACTATGACTAAAGCTACTCGAAAAATTGGGCTTGGGGTTATGGGGTTTGCTGATTTACTTATCCAACTGCGTATAGGTTATGATACGGATGACGGTCGGCAAGTTGGTAGGACTCTTATGGGGTTCATCCAAGACGTTGCTGATAATACATCTCGTAGTTTAGCGGAGGAGAGAGGCGTTTTCCCCGCATGGCATAACAGTGACTATGCGGTTACTGATGCTCCCATCGAAGAAAAATTTAGAAATGCTTGCCGTTTGACGGTTGCCCCAACTGGAACCATTTCTATGTTTGCAGATACCTCAAGTGGGATAGAACCAACCTTCGCCCTTGCTTGGCGTAAGATGAATATTTTAGAAGGGGAAACTCTATATTACATTAATAAATATTTTGAAACAGATGCTAGATTATATGGTTTTTATTCTGATGAGTTAATGGATTATATTTCAAATGGGGGGTCTATTAAAACTCGTTCCGATGTTCCAGAGTGGGCGAAGGAGGTTTATGTTACTGCTGGAGATATTTCTCCAGAGGCACATGTTAAAATGCAAGCAGCATTTCAAAATTCTTGTGATTCAGGCATATCTAAAACAATAAACTTTGCAAATGACGCAACTATTGAAGATGTGTATACAGCTTATATGATGGCGTGGGAGAATGATTGTAAGGGTATTACAGTTTATAGGTCGGGGAGCCGTGATAAGGAAGTTCTAGTAAGGGCGGACTCCCCTAAACAGAGCGTATTAGAAGGATTTGGAGTAGATTATTCATCATTGCGGATAGAAAATAGTGAGCCTTGCTGTGATAATGCATACCTTGTGGAAGAAGGTGGGTGCGTAACATGTAAATCTTGTGGTTGGAGTAAGTGTCACATAGCGTAAATTTTAGTTTTTGTAGTATAATAGATAAGTTAAGTAAGGAGAATAGTGATGACATTAGGTAACATTCTTAGAGAACGTGATGAGCAATACATTGCCAATAGAGATGAATCAGGTACGTGGAGGATTTTGGATACATGGCATGATGATTTAAAGAGCATCGGCCCGGATGATGAAATCCCCGACAAGACTGAAGCGGTAACGATCATATCTGAAGGGGCATTTATATCCCTAATGAAAGAAGCGGGGCGTACAGGCATACTTGATAATGTGTCTAATGGCGGGGCTTTAGAAGAGTTTGATGATATGTCAGAACAATATAATCAAGCTGTAGAAAAGATACATACATTAGAAAGTGTAATTACAGATCAGAAAGAACAACTAGCTGATACACGTACAACATATTCTGAACATTCCCATATTAAAGAGAAAGCAATGGAGACTGTTCTTAAATTAGCTGGTATGGATACTCTCGTTTCACAGAGGTTTAACGACTTAGGTAAGGATTAATTTATGAAATTATCTGAATATATGCCTGAAATGCCCGGAATGGCACAACAGATGCTTGACATGAATGAGGGTTTGAACTTCATTCAGTTAATGAAACAGCAGGGAGATACAGCGTCTTCGCCTTCCATTGGGCTTGATCACATTGTAAATACTTGGGTTCGCCATCAGATGGCGTACAGGCAACAGCTTGTACAAGACTTACAGACGATTGCATTTTCCGTGGCTGAAATCCGAACTGTATTAGGTCACATTACCGGAGAGGTTTTTAGGCGTGGCATAGAAGTTCACCCCACAAAAGAACAAGCTGATCGAAAGCAATTAAAAGTTTTTAATGCATTTTTAACAGATGCTAACGTTTTTGATCAAAGTTTAGAAGCAGTTCTCAGGCAATTCCACAATGATATTAATACAGTAGATGATGGATTTTTGTATTTAGTAAAAGAATATTATGATGATGGGGGCAGTATAAAATCTAAAGTAAAGGAAATACGGCGATTAAATCCTGCGCTTGTGGAATTTGATCTCGATCAAGCGGGTCTCCCTAAAAATGCTCATTTCATATGTCCTATGGATCGAAATGATGTTGAGGATATACCGGGGAAATCCAAAAAAGGATATGACCGTGTTCCCGCAATGTATAAATACTACCATAGGAACCAACACATCTATCTTAGGGATACCGAAATTATACATGTTTCTAAATTTTCCCCTTCCGAAACGTATGGGTGGTCTCCAATTCTTACGGTTTTTGAAAAGGCTCTTACATTAATTGGGATGGATAAAAACATATATCGGTACTTCTTTGAGCGCAAGATGCCAGCGTCAATGCTTATGGTAACAACTGATGATCCAGAAAGCTTACGTAAGGAACGAGAACATATTGCTGCCCAAACTAGGTTAGACCCTAACTATATTCCAATGGTGGCTGTCTCTAGTCGTAACCAACGAGGCAGGGTGGACATGGTACGCCTGTTCCACACATTGCAAGAGATGGATTATCTTCCGGTTAAGGAAGAGATTCGTGAACGTGTTGGGGCGGTATGGGGTGTAACCCCCGCATGGCAGGGCGCACCAGAAGCTTTTGGGGGCCTATCCACCCAGACCCAACAATTAGTTGTTATGAGTCGTGTAGTTGAATCCGATCAAAGATTGTTTCATGAAAAAGTGTTCCCAAAGATTTTAAAAGCTTTTGGAATAACTGATTTTGAATTAATATTACCAACTCCTGAAGAAAAGGCGGAAGCTACTCGAATTAGTTTTGCTCAACAGAGAGTAGGTATCGCAAGTCAATTAGCCCAACTGGGGTTTGAAATTAAATTAAAAGAAGATAGTGTTGGTTTGGAAGACGCAGAATTTATTGTTACCGGAGAAATGGCTAAGACTGTTCAAATGCAAGCTCAGGGACAGGAGTTGCAGCTTGAGCAACAACTTCAAGAAGCCGAACAAAAAGCTGAACAACCTGAAGTGCCGGGCGGCGGTGAAGAGGGCGGTGAGGCGTTACCTGATATTCAAGCCATGGAAAAAGCGATCCCCGCTTCCGAGCGTAAGTTTAAGGGGCGCACAGGGGGTAGAACCCCAGACTGGCATGACAAAGCTCCTAACGAAGAACGTGATATAGATGAATGGGCAGATAAACGTAAAGAAAAAGCTGAAAATAGGTCTTGGGGTTTAGAAATCAGTAAAACGTGGATACAATCTTTAAATGAGCAGGGTTTTACGGCCCCCACTATTAGAGAGGTATCTCCAGACGGTTCGCAGATGTGGTTCATTGAAAAGGGAGTTGACTACGTAGCCGACCTTTCTAATTCTGGTTTGGGGGAAATAAAGAAAGCAACGTTTATAATTCCTTTCCCGTCCCAATCTCCAACAAATCCTTCGATTAGTTATGATCCTTCTGGCGGTAACCAACGTAAGAAAGAAGATGAAGACGATGAGGATAATTAATGCCTGTCCTTCAGCGGGATAAGAAATGGTATTGGGGAAGTAAAGGCCCCTTTGATTCTCGCAAGAAGGCGGAGAAAGTAGCACAAGCTGCACACGCTTCTGGGTATGTAGCAAAGTTTCTTGCTTTTACAAAAGCGGAAGAAGGTATCAAAGGTATAAAGGGTATCGAAGACCTTACAGGAAGGATGAGAAGGGGCGGTCGCCCCAAAGATGATGTCCCAAAAGAATTTAGAGAGTATGCTACTCCTGAAGAAATTAAGAGACTGGGGTTACGCCCTCAGACGGGGGTAGACGAGGGAACCTTTTACGATACAAGGGATTTGGAAGCA